TCGTGTTGATCTTGAACTGGATGTTGTTCCAACGCCCTCGGCTGATGAGGTTGTAAGCCGCCAGGAACTTCTGGGTGCTCGGGATGCTGATCGCAGGATCGATCGAGGTGAACGTCCCGCTCATGTTAGTGGCGTATGAGAGCGAGGCACCGATGCTCGTGGTATACGGATTATCGAGAGCGATCTGGATGCTGTATCCGATCTTGTCAGGAATGGGCTCCCCGAGGTTGTACGCCTTGGTGGTGACCGTGGACTGATACGCGCTACCGCCATCGAGGTAGGCCGACTGCTGCACGGGGCTGAGGCGGGTGTTGGGGAGGTAGTCGTTGAACGACCAGACTTGGCCCGCACCTTCACTGAGCGAGATGATGTCGCCGGCGAACATGAGCACAGGTCCAAAGTTCGAGAAGGCGGTGGGGATGAAGTCGTTGACCTGCCAGTTGTCCCAGTAGCCGAGCCACGAGCGGGCCAGTGAGTGGTAGACGATGACCGCGTTGTTCTGGTCGAATGTACCTTCCAGTTCGATTGATGAACCAGACTCAAGCAGCAACCCCTGTTCATTTTCCAACCCGATTGAGAACGGCCCAGCGGTGACGAACGGGACTGCCAAGAGGTAGCGGTTGTTCCAAAACACGCCGTCGCAGTATTCCAGCTTGGTCTTATCAATGCGGCTGATCAGGTCGTTGATCGGACTGCTGAGAGCGAGGCCGACGCTGGTCTGGGTACCCGCTTGGATCTGAGCCATCGAGCGGATGCCATCGCGGGACAGGAAGAAGACATCGGCTCCGACAGCAGTGATAGATCGGTGCGAGGAGCACCCGATATTGCCTGAGACGAGTGTGATGACCCAATCGGCAGGATCCTGCGTAGGATCGGCATCCACACTCCAGATCGAGCGTTCCTTGAAGACGAGGAGCTTGTAGCCGAACCACGAGTAGAGCCCTCGGATCGGATCGCCATCGCCACCGACACGGATAGAGCCAAGCGGATCCCATGACTCGCCATCGAGAATGTCTGAGAAGTAGAGGGTGTCGGGCTGGATGGTGGTATCCGCGGACACGGCCCACAGGCGGTTCGTGTGCGTCGTGAGATAGAGAGGCTTGGCGGGCGCAGCGAGTGAGACGAATGCTGCCGCGTGGGACTGGTTTGTGGGGGAAATTGTAATCGTCGGGGGCGTGACGTATCCGCTTCCGGGGTTGGTAATTACAATGGAGAAAATGGCTCCGTCCCCACCGATTCTTGCTTCTGCGGTAGCCGTGACACCGCTGGGCGGAGCCGACACGGTGATCGTAGGAATCGAGCTGTGACCCGACCCCTGATTGATGACATCGATGCGGCTGATCTTGCCGGCAGTAATTGCAGCGTTGGTGTTCGTGCTGGTGACATAACGCAGCGCGGTATAGCCATCCGCGTAGAACAGCTTGTCGTTGAGCTGCGCGAAGTAGACGAAGCGCGAAGCGGCATCGATCGTCGAGCTGCTGATGATGTTGTACGAGACTCCGGGTGATCCGTAGTAGAGATCCTTGGCACCGGTGTTCCGATTGAGAACCGCGATGACGAGGCGCTCGGAGGCCGCGGTGTCGAAGTAGAAGCCAGAGAAGACCTGCGAGTTGGTGGGCAGGTTACTGGCGAAGTTGGAAGTGGTGGACTCCCAGTTGGTGATGATGTCTTCCCAGTTGCGCGATTCGCTGTTGCCGGTCAGCGAGATGGTCCCGAGGCGCGTGACTAGGTTGCCGAAGTCGTCATAGTCCATGTTGATGGCCTCTTCCATGCTCGTGGCAGGAATGGCATCGGGACGAGTGGCAGAGATGACCCCGGTTGAGAAGCCGTTGCTTCCATCCAGAAGCATCTGGTCATCGAGCGCGTCTGAGGATTGGAAAGGCATTAGAGGATGTCCTGGAACGTGTAATCGTAGAGGCTATCCGGGATGATGCGGCTGATCTGCTGCTGCTGGCCACGCTCCATGTCCTTCATGATGCTTACCTGAGCAGCGCCCTCTTGGAACTTGGCCTGCGCCTTGCCGTACTGCCTGCTGTATTCGAGTAGATCGCCTTCGGTGTAGGCCATCAGTGCATTCTCGACGCCGCGCAGCTCGAAGTTGGTATCGTTCGATATGGTCTGGGTTTCGCCGAACTGCCGCATCTGGGACTGCTTCTTGCCCAGGATGAACAGGGTGCCGTCGGTGTTCGGAGTCGGGATGAGCTTGATCTGGGGAACACCAGCCTCGCCGTAGGAGACTCCGAGGACGCGAGTCCAGTTAACGAAGTTGCCGGGGGTAGACTTGCGGCTATCGACGTTGTTCCAGGTGTTGGGATCGAGCTGGAAGAACGAGACCCATTCGGCGGCGGGGACTTCGATGCCATCGCTCTCACCGCTGATGGTGAAGCGTGAGGCGACCGGGAAGTCGAGGAACATGTTGTAACCGGTCCCGGAGGCGTACATCGCGGTGACGTACTGCGAGATGGTGACGAGTTCTTGGCCGTTGGTGACCGGGGTGGAGACGACTCCGAGGGTATCGTTCCAGAGGCACGAGTCCCAGATCATCGAGTAGCGACGGATGCAGAACTTCTTGGCCAACGCGAGGGTGGCCGAGTCCGTGAACGAGAGCTTGTCGCAGGCCGCTTGGGCTACTTCGGATGGTTTCATGCGGTCTCAATCAGAGTGAACACGGAGTTTTCAACGAACCAAGCAGGCGTTCCTCCAGCGGGAGAGTAAGTGTTAAAATCGGCACTCACACCACTAGAAGCCACCCACACGTAGAACGTATGAGACGACGATGTGGAAACGAATTTGGTCGAGAAGCTGATATTGGTTTCACCGTCAGCAAATCCAACGCTTCCAACACCACAAGCAATGACGTTTGAAGATGTTGGGCTAGAAGGCCCGTCAGTGATGATCAGGTAAACCTTACTTCCAGCAGCGGTTATCTTGACCGGAACCGACATGCTGATGATCGCAGTATTTCCAACCGTTTTGAACGTGTGCGCGTACTGGAACTGCGATCCACCGTTCGCATTGTAAGCGTAGGTGTTCGAGATCGATGCGAACGTGACCGATTGGCCAACAGATATCTTCTCCGAGTAGATCGCTTTGACCGCTGAAATCGAACTGGCAGTGATCAGCTTGAGCGTCGAATCGGTAGCGTCTTGAATGACCACCTTGTCGTTAGCGGAATCAATCGGAACCGTGGTCATGTTCGGGACCGTGATGCTGTTGGAGTTCAGCGTCAGCGTGTCCGTGTTCTGGTTTCCGAGAGTAGTGTTACCATTGGCAGCGAGATCACCAAGCGTAGTCGCCCCGGTCACTCCGAGAGTGGTTCCAACGGTAGCGGCACCAGTGATGCTTGCGCTGGCCAGCGTGGAAGCCCCCGTCACCGACAGGCTCGCCAGGGTGGACAAGCCGGTCACACCGAGCGTAGTGCCGATCGTAGCCGCATTGGTAACCGCGAGGCTATCAAGCGTAGAAGCTCCTGTGACCGCGAGGCTGGCGAGCGTAGAGAGTCCGGTGACACCAAGCGTGGTTCCGACAGTCGCAGCTCCGGTGACGCCAAGGCTGGCCAACGTGGAGAGTCCGGTGACGTTGAGGGTGCTGCCCATTCCGACCGCTCCGGTGAGCGTGGAAGCGCCGGTCACGGACAGAGTGCCGGGGATCGTGAGGCCACCGGTGATTCCGAGTGTTCCGCCGATCGTGGCATTGCCGCTGGTCGTGAGTGAGCTGAGGGAGGTGGCCCCGGTGACCGCGAGGGTACCGGCCACAGCCGTATTGCCGCTGGCCGAAGCGACGGTGAACTTGCTCGTGGCGACGCTGAAATCGCCGGTGGAGTTGACCGCGGTGGTGGAGACCTGGAGCGCGGAATCGTTTCCGCTACCGTCGCTGAGTGACCTGAGAGTGCCAGTCAGCGTGGCGTTATCGGATGTCTTCAGCAGGCCAGTGTAGGTGCTGGCGACGGTACTGCCTGTGAGTGGGGTTCCCATACTATTCTCTTGGAGGTAGTGCGTACCAACCCTCGTGGATTGTCACGCGGTTTCGGCTTTTCACGGTGTTACCGCTGGCATCTTTAGCCCACACATGGGCTTTGACTGATTCAGCCAGTCTGACGGGTTGCCCTGGCGGGACCATCACCACTCTTGTCGGGGTGCAGCCCAGCGGCATCAGCGCGAGCAAGGAGATCGTCGCGCAGGCGATTGTCTTTCTGTCCGTCTTCAAGGGTTTGGTCTTTCTGATCAACGATCTTGTTCAGGGTCGCGTTCATCACGCCCTGGGCGATGCTGAGAATTGGATCCATGTTTGAGGAGTTTGGCGTGGAAGATGGTGGCCCAAACGAATACGCCGGCGAGTCCGCAGTTGAGGATGATCTCGCTGGTTGGAGGAGTGGACAGGGTGAGGCAGTTGAAGAGTGCTCCGGAGGCTGTGAATGAGAGCGATATTCGGAGCAGTAGGCTTCCTGTCATTGGCCAGCGTCTGACCACTCCATCGGAGCGGTAGAGCATGATCATGAAAGCAGAAACGCCAGCGGTGAGGATTCCGCTGGCGATGGCATTGACGATGGTCAGTGGGTTCATCCCTTGGGCCAGAACCTGTTGATGACGTACTCGACACCATGCAGGCCAAGGAATCCGAGGACGAATGCCGCGGCGTATTGGGTGTTGGAGTTTCCGATGGATAGGAGGTCTATGACCACCGGCGTGAGGTAATTGGCCGACAGAGTGCCGGCCATGAGGGAGGTGATGGTAGTGAACCAGTCCTTATGTCCGTCTTTCTTGACGGTCATGAGGCTCCCTGCGAAACCAGCTACGATGAGCCCGATGTTGATACCGAGATCGCGTAGCTGGTCCTTCATTTGGCCTTGTCCTCGGGCTGGGCGTCCTGGGCCTTGAGCGCGGTGAACATGGCACCGGCACCGCCGACAGCGGCGGCGATGGCACCGCCCATGTCACCGGCGATGGCCTGCTTGATGGCGACAGAGAGAGCGGCGAGCAGCACGGCCACACCGCCGGCGGTTGTCTTCCAGTTTTTCATTCGGGCTTGGCTTGTGCAGCGTTGAGGATCAGATCGACGAGCGGGAGGGCGGCACGGGCGTTGGCCACACCACCGGCCTTCACAGCAACGTCGATGAGCTGGAGCAAGCTATTGGCCTGCTCCTGAGTGAGTTTGATCGTGATTTCCATGTCAGGCCGAAGTGTCGGAAACGACAGGCTGATCCGCAACCAAAACCGGCTCAACCTGCGGCAGCATCGGAGGAACGATCATCACCGGCGGCAACCACGGCAGCGGCGGAGCGATGACCGGCGGGTTGATCTGGTCGTTGATCTGCTGCGTGACGTTCGCTTCGATGGCGGTCTTGTCCACGCCATTGGCGAAGCACCATCCGAGAACCTGATCCTGCGTCAGGTCAGGATACGGTGTGAACGAACCGGTCGGCGGAGCGAACGACGCGCTGCCGTAGCAGGTGCCGCTGTACTGATCCTGCGAGCCGTTGCAACGCCAGTCGGCGGTAATCACAACGTCCGTGAGACTGCCTTCGGTCGGGCGGACGAGAAGGCGTTCGATGATCCAAGAGATGGTAATCATGGTGGTATTAGGCTTCCAGAGCGGCAACACGGGCGCGGAGCGATTGGATTTCGGCAATCAACAGCGGGACAAACGAGGAGACATCCATTTGCTGATACCTTGGATTGCCATCAACATCGACAGCATCCTTTTCTCCAGTGACGGCATAAGGAGCGACAGTTTGAGCTTCGTGGGCCACAAGCATCGGGCGTTCAACCGAAGCACCCTTCATCTTGCCGATGTACACCTTCAACGAATCAATAACAGATCCGCTGTTTGAAACAGGTC